TATTTAAGCAAAAAATTCTGGCTGGATACTAGTGATCGACTTATGTATGAAGGCAAAGCTCCAGAGCTTTCCGAAACTAAGTCAGCAAGAATGCCAGCCTTCTTTGAACATAGCAATGTCAATCTCCCCCAATACTCTTGAAGCAATCCTCGGACCAAATCTAGAGTCAATCCTCTCTGAACTTGAGGAAATTCACCCACAAATTACACCTAATCCTGATGAATCAATGGAAAAAATTATGTATAGATCAGGCCAACGCTCTGTAGTGGAGTGGATCAAAACCCGTATAAGTGAGGAACAATAATGGGACAATCAAGAACTCTGGCAGATCTTCTGTCAAAAATGGTAGGGCCAAAGAATACTGATACAACTGAATTAAAAGCAGGGTATACTACATTACCAGAAAATAAATTTAGTGATTTCAAAACTTGGTATGGTAAGTTAAAAGACTCTTCGACTGGAAGTGGAACAACATTCCACGAAGATGATTATGGTGACTGGAGAGCAGGTTTAAAACAATTTGGTATAGATGATACCAGAGGTTATCACCCTGATACATTTAATGCTCAGAGTGTTATTGACTGGGCTGGAAACCAAGGAGTCACAACAACTGAAGATACTGTTCTTAAAATGTTCCAATCAGTTGGTCTGATTCCTGATCATCTTAAAGCAGCTGCAGTAGAAGCTGAAGATACTACTGATACTACTGATACTACTGATACTACTAATACTACTAATACTACCACTGGTTTAAGTCAAGCAGATTTAGAGTCATGGTGGGAAGGTATAGATAAAACAGGTTGGGGTACTAATACAACAACCAACAATAACACTCAAGGCATGGGTGACTTTATGAAGTTCATGATGTTTATGTCTATGATGCAACCTCAAAGATCTGGAGGTGGTAGTCAATACGGCTACGGCGGTTTAAATCCTGGAGGAGTTATGTCTACTCATAACCCACTAGATAATATAAGCCAGTTAATATCTGCATTTGGACAAATACCTGGTTCTAGTTCATCTACTTCTAGTTCATCCACTTAATATATAATTAATAAAATGGCTTATTCTTTTGAAGATATAACTTCTAAATTAAAAAATGCTGGGACATCAAATACAGCTGATTTGATGCATAATATTGATACAATATTTCAAAATACAGTTGGACGTAATGCTGATCCAACTGGAAGACAATATTGGGTTGATAAAATTCAGAGTGGTCAGAACAGTTACAAGACTTTATTTGATACTATTGGTAATACTACAGAGTTTACAGGTCAACAAGATCATTTAGCTGCTAACCCAAATGCAACTGCAGATGATCTTAAATCACTTAGCACTGCTTATGTAAGTCCCTTCCATTCTGGTAGTGGATCAGCTGTAGCTGGTTGGAAACCTGGAGATCCACTCACTCAAGAAATTGCTAACGCTGTAACTACAGATCCTAATGTAACTGGCAGTAACTATAGTGATCAGACTAATTTTACTGTAGCTGATATTGCTGCAGCCAATGCCTCAAACAATTCAACTTTTACAGAAATAGGTGGTACAGGTGATGGCACAGTAAATACAAGTGTTAACAATACTACCACCACAACTACTCCTACTGGTCTAACTCAGGCAGATTTAACTGCATGGTGGGAAGCTTTAGATAAACCTTGGTTAAATACTACTAATACTACTAATACTACTACTAATAATAACGATGACTTCATGAAAATGATGATGTTCATGGCTATGATGCGTCCTCAAGGAGGTGGTTACGGTGGTGGTCAATATGGTTACGGTGGACTAAACCCAGGTGGTGTTCAATCAGCTTACAATCCAATGTCTAATCTTTCAGGTTACATGGATGCCTTTAAAACTCTTCCTGGAATTTCCACTAACACAATTAGTACAGGTTCTAACTAAATAAAATGACAGCAAAAACTAGGTATGATTATTTATCAAGCGAACGTACCCAGTTTCTAGACGAAGCAGAACAAGCGTCAGAATTAACTCTTCCATATTTAATCTTAAAGGATCAATATACCAAGGGGATGAGACATCTCCCTACACCTTGGCAATCAGTTGGTGCAAAAGGTGCAGTGACATTAGCAGCAAAACTTATGCAAGCTATGCTCCCTGTACAAACCAGCTTTTTCAAGTTGCAGGTAGATGAAAGTCAACTTGGTCAGGAATTTGGTCCACAAGTTAAATCAGAACTAGACTTATCTTTTGCAAAGATTGAACGCACTATCTTAGAGGCTATAGCTTCTTCCAATGATCGTGTCGTATTGCATGAAGCTCTACTACATTTAGTAGTAGCAGGTAATGCACTTATCTTTATGGGTAAGGATGGTCTGAAAGTTTATCCGCTTAACCGCTACGTTGTAGAACGAGATGGTGACGGCAATGTGATCGAAATAATCACGAAAGAAACTATTGCTAAAAAGTTAATAGAAGATCAACTACCAGAGGATGTACTACAACAGTACGACACAGTAGTTGATGGCTCTGATGATAGTGTTGAGGAGTGCGACATATACACCCACGTCACACGAGACAACAACAGATACGTCTGGCATCAGGAAGTACATGGTAAAATATTAGAAAAATCCTACGGGAAATCCCCTGTTGATATAACACCTTGGATAGCACTGAGATTTAACTCAGTTGATGGAGAGGATTATGGACGGGGAAGAGTCGGTCAATTTATGGGCGACTTAAAATCATTAGACGCACTGTCCCAAGCCTTAGTGGAAGGGTCAGCAGCTGCAGCGAAAGTTGTGTTTACAGTTTCACCTTCTAGTACAACCAAACCCAGTACCCTTGCAAACGCAGGAAACGGTGCTATTGTACAAGGACGACCTGATGACATTGGAGTTGTACAGGTAGGTAAGACAGCTGACTTCAGAACAGCATTTGAAATGATGCAACAACTAGAACGTAGACTTAATGAAGCGTTCTTAGTTATGCAAGTAAGACAATCAGAACGCACGACAGCAGAAGAGGTACGCCTCACACAGATGGAGTTAGAGCAACAGTTAGGTGGACTATTTAGTCTTCTTACTACTGAGTTCTTACTACCATATCTCAATAGAATACTTAGTCAATTTCAAAAAACTGGTAAGATACCTCGTCTACCAAAGGATATAGTTAAACCAACTATTGTTGCTGGTGTTAACGCACTCGGACGTGGACAGGATCGGGAAAGCTTAGGTCAGTTCTTAACTATTGTTTCTCAAACAATGGGACCAGAGGCTGTACAAAAGTTTATTAAACCAGAGGAAGTAATCAAACGATTAGCTGCTGCATCAGGAATAGATGTATTAAATCTTGTTACATCAATGCAAGAAATACAAGCTCAAGAGCAGCAAGCACAACAAATGGCTATGCAACAACAGCAAGGTGAACAACAAGCTGCAATGATGAAAGCTCCTATGATGGATCCATCTAAGAACCCTGCATTAGCTGAACAATTAGGAGCACCCACCGAACCACCTGAACAACAAGCATGACAGAAGAACAACAAACACTTACTTATGAAGAACCTCAAAACACAGAAGTTCTTAATGAAGAAGAGCAAGACTCTCTAGAAGTAGGAGAGAAAATGGAAGCTGAACAAGAACAGCTTCTAGCAGGTAAATATAAAAACCCTGAAGATTTAGAGACAGCATATAAAGAACTCGAAAAAAAATTAGGCGAAAAATCTGAGCCAGATTCACCAAAAGAAGAATCAAAAAATGAAACCAAAGATGAAAGTCCAAAAGAATATGAGAATATTCTAGATCAGCTTTGGGAAGAAGGAACTTCGGAAAAACTAAGCGAAGAAACCTTTAACAAATTAAAAGGTATGAATCCTGTTGATGTTGCTAAGATGGCAATGCAACAACGACAGAAACAAGGTCAACCTCAGTCAAGAGACTTTACTAATGAAGATGTACAACAAATACATGGCTTAGTAGGAGGTGAACAGAATTATAAGAACATGATGGGATGGGCTACTCAGAATGTACCTGAACAAGAAGTTAAATTATATGATGCAGTAATGGATTTAGGTAATCCTTTAGCTGCTTACTTTGCTGTACAAGCAATGGCTTTAAGGTATCAAGATCAAGTTGGTAGAGAAGGCCAGATGGTTAGAGGTAAAGCACCTAAACAAACATCTGATGTATTCAATAGCCAACAAGAAATGGTACAAGCTATGGAAGATCCAAGGTACAATGATGACCCTGCATATAGAGAAGCAATACTTCAGAAACTAGAACGATCCAACATTAATTTCTAACTATGAAAAAATTAAAACAAGGTGTAAAAGATTACGTTGGTATGTTTTCAGCATTTCACGAAGCGTGGAAAGGTAGAGAAGACAGCTACAACAAACACTTTGGAATAGAAAAGAAAAAGAAAAAGAAAAAGAAGTAGATAGTCATGGCGACCTGACAGTTCATCATCGCCTATCACCTATCTTGTATTTCAATGACTACTATTACCGAATACGGTAAGCAAAATATCTTTGCCAAAGAAACACCACCAAGACTTATGAACGACAATGAACAAGACTTCTTAATGGAGCAAGCTGAGAGAACTAACGGACAACTTGCCATGCTTGGCTTTGTTGCTGCTCTCGGTGCATACATAACTACTGGACAAATCATTCCAGGAATCTTTTAACTTTTTTTATAAATGACTACAGCCACATTAACCAAACCATTTGACAACTGGCAGCGTTTTTGTGACTGGACTACAAGTACCAACAACCGCATTTATGTAGGTTGGTTTGGTGTCTTGATGATCCCTGCACTATTAACCGCTGCAACAGCATTTATCATAGCTTTCATAGCTGCTCCCCCAGTTGACATAGATGGTATTCGTGAGCCTGTCTCAGGAGCATTACTCTATGGAAACAACATCATCTCAGGGGCAATCGTCCCATCATCGAACGCTATCGGCCTTCACTTCTACCCAATCTGGGAAGCTGCAACCATCGACGAATGGTTATATAACGGAGGACCATATCAACTCATTGTGTTCCACTTTCTCATCGGTATCTCAGCTTACTTGGGACG